ATTATGCAAAACAATTAAAACTAATCACGAAGGAGTAAAGCATATGAGTAATGAAAACGAAAAAAGAACTTCTCGTGCGAGTCAGACTAGAGAAAAAGAAACTCGAAAAAAAGTTTGGACTCCACCATCATCTTTAGATGCACCACCTGCGCCAACAGGTTTTAGGCATAGATGGGTACGAGCAGAAAGTCTTGGTTTTAATGATACGAAAAACGTATCAGGTAGAATCAGACAAGGATACGAACTGGTAAGAGCCGATGAGTATCCAGACGCAGAATATCCGATTGTCGAAGACGGCAAATACGCAGGAGTGATCGGAGTTGGTGGCCTTGTGCTGACAAGGGTACCGGAGGAGATCGCAAAGCAAAGACAAGATTACTATGCTAAACAAGGCATGGAACAAGTTGAAGCTTTAGACAACGATCTTATGAAGGAACAGCATCAGAGTATGCCTATCAATATTGACAGGCAATCTCGTGTAACTTTCGGTGGTTCGAAGAAAAGTTAATTTTTTAACGATTCCAAAACCCCCGGATAAACTAAACTTTACTTAAGGAGTAAAAAACTATGGCAAACAAAGACGCTGCTTTCGGATTGAAAGCAATCGGAAAAGTTGGTCAGAATAGAGACGCTCAAGGTTTATCCGAGTACCAAATCGCTGCAAGTTCAGCTGCGATCTATCAAAATGATCCAGTTGAAATGGCAACTACAGGTTATATTACTGTAGCTGCGGCAACAGATGTGTTACTAGGTTCACTTAACGGTGTATTCTATACTGATGCTTCTACAAGCAAACCAACATGGGCGAACCATTTGGCGGCATCAAATACTGCAACTGACATTGTCGGTTTCGTAGCTGATGACCCTTACCAAAGGTTCGAGATACAAAGTGCTGGAACTCCAGCTAGAACGGACATCGGTGCTTGCGCTGATATCGTTTATGCAGCTGGCTCAGCTCCAAACTATGTATCAAAAGTAGAGATCAACGGAACAACTTCATCTACAACTGCACAGTTGAAAATTTTAGGTGTTTCTAATGATCCAGAGAACAATGAACTAGGTTCTGCGAATGCTAACTTAATCGTTACAATCAACGAACACTTCATTAAACAAACAGCAGGCATATAATAGGAGGATATTACTATGGCCATTTCTAGAGGACAACTAGTCAAAGAACTAGAGCCAGGTTTGAATGCCCTATTCGGCCTGGAGTATAAACAGTATGAAAATCAACATGCTGAAATTTATACAACAGAATCTTCAGACAGAGCGTTTGAAGAGGAAGTAATGTTATCAGGATTTGCTCAAGCACAAGTTAAAGCTGAGGGATCTGGCGTATCTTTTGACAATGCTCAAGAGACTTTCACAGCTAGATACACTCACGAAACTGTGGCTTTAGCGTTCTCGATCACAGAAGAAGCTATTGAAGATAACTTGTATGACAGACTCGCGTCTAGATATACAAAAGCGTTAGCACGTTCAATGGCACAAACAAAACAAGTGAAAGCGGTTAACCCTTTAATTCAAGGTTTACCAACTACTGACAATTATGATTCAGGCGACGGTGTTTCTTTATTTAACACTGCTCACCCAACAATTGCTGGTACTTTCGCTAACACGTTGGCTACTCAAGCGGACTTAAACGAAACTTCATTAGAACAGTCGTTAATTGATATTGCGGCAATGACTGATGAAAGAGGTTTAAAAATCGCTGCCAGAGGATTGAAAATGATCATTCCAAGTGAACTACAATTCACAGCGGAGAGATTAATGAAATCAGCTGGTCAAACAGGTGGTAACAACAACGATGTGAATGCAATCGTTTCAAAAGGAATGATCCCACAAGGTTATGTGGTGAACAATTTCTTAACTGACACAGATGCGTTCTACATCACTACTGATGTGCCAAATGGTATGAAGTACTTCCAAAGAGCAGCAATTAAAACTGCTATGGAAGGTGACTTTGATACTGGCAACGTAAGATACAAAGCTAGAGAAAGATACTCTTTCGGAGTTTCTGACCCTAGAGGTATCTTCGGTGTTGAAGGTGCTTAATATCTAACTGATATTATAGTATTTTAATTTGAAAGGGCCCCTTGATGGGGCCCTTTCTTTTTGATAGAAAGGACGAACCATGACAGGAAAATATAAAATACAAATCTTCACAAAAGAGTGGCAAACAAAGTTTGAATTAGAGACCGAAAGCTCTATGATCACCACTGCTCAAGTGCATAAAGAAATCATTGACTATCTAGGAAAAAACGATATAAAATGGGAGCCAAACAAACTTAGGTATACTGGAAACAATAAATTCTATATTACCTATGAGGAGGTTTACGATGGCTCAAGACAACATGGTGTTGTTCGCGAAGAAACTGAAGCTCGAATCTAAGTGGAACGAGATGTTTCTGGAAAATGGCGGAATGGTAACACCCGAAATGTCAGTTCTAGGAGATGAGATCAAGACTGTAATCAGATCTATCTTGAAGAACCAAGAGAGTCCTAGAAATGCTTTAGATGGTGAAAATCATCTTTACGCTAGCTAACTAGGACCCTAACTCTTTAAAAAAGCGGTTACGCTCATAAGGAGTTCTTGCACTTCTCTATAAAGTTCTATATAAAATCATAAGCTTAATTAATTAAGGAGAACTAATATGTCTTTTAAATCAGATGTAAAAGCAGTCAGAGTTACAGGTACTGGATCGGTATTTGCAGGAAGAACTAGATTAAGAGGGATCATTTTAGAAAACGATGGTACAACTACTCAATCTATAACTTTACAAGATGGTAATTCAGTAACACAATTTTTAACAAGCTGCCCGGCAGGTGATGTTTTTGCTTTCAATATTCCAGAAGATGGAATTTTATTTGAAGGTGGAATGACAACATCAGCTATTGGTGCTGACATTTCTGCTACAGTGCTTATTGATAAGTAGGAGGTTAGATGGCTAACACTACTTCAGGTACAGCAACTTTTGAAAAAGGTTTTACGATTGCGGATATAACCGAAGAAGCTTATGAAAGAATAGGTATTCAAGGTGTATCGGGCTTTCAATTAAAATCTGCCAGAAGATCTTTGAACATTCTTTTTCAAGAATGGGCAAACAGAGGTTTACACTACTGGGAAATTAGAAATAATTCTATCACTCTTGTTGATGGTCAAGCTACATATACAATGTATCGATCGACAAGTGATGGAACTTCTGATGCCACAGCAGTGTATGGTGTTGATGATGTTTTAGAAGCAAGTTACAGAAATTCTTCTAATGTAGATACACCTCTTACAAAAATTAATAGATCAACGTATCAATCGCTATCAAATAAAACATCTAAAGGACAGCCCACACAATATTTTGTAGAACGATTTATTGATAAAATTACAATCACTTTATATTTAACACCGGGTTCATCAGAAGCAGGTAATACAATTAATTATTATTACGTAAAAAGAATTGAAGATGCAGGTGCGTATACCAATGATGCAGATGTGCCTTACCGATTTGTTCCTTGTATGTGTGCAGGACTTGCTTACAATCTTGCAGTTAAACATGCACCACAAAGAGTTCAAGAATTAAAATTATTATATGAAGATGAATTAAACAGAGCGTTGACTGAAGATGGTTCTTCATCAAGTTCTTACATAACTCCAAAAACTTATTATCCAAATGTCTAATTTATCAAAAGGAAAATACGCACAAGCTATATCTGATAGATCAGGTCAAGCATTTCCTTATCAAGAAATGGTGACTGAATGGAATGGTTCCTTTGTCCATGTTTCGGAGTTCGAGGCTAAACATCCACAGTTACAACCCAAACCACATGCAGCAGATGGTCAAGGTCTACCCAAAGCAAGACCCGCGAGAACAGAACCGGCCACACAAAATTTATTACCTTCAAATCCATTTGATATTACATCTGGATCAACAACCGTTACTGTAACAGAACCTGCTCATGGAAGATCAACTTCTGATACGGTGGTATTTAGAAATGTAGACGGATCACCTGGAGGAGTAGCCTATACAGTATTTGAATCTGGATCAGGATATAGTATAACTAAAATTAATTCAGACAGTTATAGTTTCACTTTAGGTGCAACTCCAACTGTAACTGAAAAAGGAGGAGGAGTAACAGTAACCGCAGGACCTGTTACATTAACACCCTAATGGCATACACTTTATCAAATTTACAAACCGATATTAGAAACTACACAGAAGTAGACAGCAATGTTTTATCGGATTCTGTATTATCTACCATTATTAAAAATGCAGAAAACAAAATTTATAGAGAAGTGGATTCTGATGACAATCGATTTTATGCAACATCAAACCTACAAGCAGGTAATCGATATGTGACCATTCCATCTGATTTAAGATTTATAAGATATGCTCAATTAACCGATTCATCTGGTAAACAAGTCTTTTTGGAGAAAAGAGACACCTCTTTTATGGCAGAGTATTACAACACTCCAGGAACAAGTTCAGGGTTACCTAAATATTATGGAAATTGGGATGCTAATTATTGGGTCGTGGCTCCAACGCCAGATTCTACTTATCTCATTACACTAGCTTATACCAAGCAACCAGCAAGTATTACAGAAAGCCCTGGATCAACCCAAGGAACTTACACATCTAATAAATATCAAGATTTACTTTTATATGCATGTCTGGTAAATGCATATGCATACTTGAAAGGCCCAGCGGATATGTTACAATACTATTCACAAGCCTATGATCGAGCAATGGCTTCGTACTCTATCGAACAACAAGGTAGAAGACGCAGAGACGAATATGAGGATGGTGCTATTCGTACTCAAATAAGATCCGAATCACCGTCATAAACTTTAAGGAGAAAAATAAATGGCTAATATAGTACCTGACTCTTTTAAAACAGACCTTCTAGGTGGTGTGTTTGATTTTGATTCTGGTGGATCAACTTTCAAACTTGCATTATACACTGACATTTCTGGTT